TATATCAGCCATTTTATGAATTGAATAACTAGCAATACTCTGTTAATTGGTAATCACTGGAAAATGATACGCGTAATACTAGTATGGTGGACATATAAAAATATTTAGTGTGTATTTGATAAAAAGTCCAGTTTATTCTTGTTTAAAGGGGTTATCAGTGGCTTTCACTACCATGTCATTACACTCCGCATAAATAAAAAATAATTTATCGGAATGCCTATATTAGGAATAAAGCTGCTTCTCTCAATGTGACTAAACGGACATAACAAGGCTTTTTATGAAATAGAATAGCCGATGCATTTTAAAATAGCCGCTTTTCATAAAGCGGCTATGGATAAGTAAAAATTACGGTTTTTCCGGCCACTCAATATTAGGTGCTAAAGAAGTATCAACACGATTTAGTAAAACGCGGTATTTTTTCCACGCTTGCAGCGCTGCGGCTTCTTCATCGGTTGCCAGTCCTGTATCGATGGAGTCTTGCAGATAAGTCAGCATATTATTTGCTTCATCCAGTCGTTGTGATTTCTCCTGTTCAGCCTGCGCGATTAATGCGGCTTTTTGGGCTTCTGTGTCAGTGACCCATTTTTTACCGTTCCACTTATCAAATTCTGTTTTTGGCTCTAAGAGTGTGAGTGTTTCAGGTAAATCGCCGATAAAATCGACTTCAACAGGCTGACGGGTCTCTGTGTTGTACGCTGTTTTCCCGCGATGATCAGCCACAATTTCCCATTTTGAGCCATCTTCACTACGCACAATGGCAAAACCTGTTTTGGTTGGTAGTTCAGGTGCGTCGGTATAAGCTCCCGCGGACACGCTGACATCAAAGTAAATATATTCCATATTTGCATTGAGATATTCACGAGTGGTCGGGTCTGCAATATACGTTTTAATCCAACCGGCTTTTGTTGCTAAACCATTTTGACCGATTTCTGCTTGTTCAATTTCTAAATTGTAGTTTTTCATTATGCTGCTCTCACGATATATAAAAATGCAATGTTACGGGGTCTTGTTTCTGCCGCAGTGCGGTTCGAACGCGAAGTATCAAAAATCAATAAGCGCGAACTGCCTTGATTACTAGCAGACTGACTTCCATTACCACTACCTAATTGAAAGGGGCCAGTTGCGGTGTTATTCAATGAATCTGTCGAAGTCGTTCCATATATTTTCTCCATGGCATCTAATTGATGACTCAATACAGTTCGATTTGCATCAATTCCACGACCAGCATCAAGACCTCGGATAAATTCACTACGTAGATCAGGTAATTTTCCAGATGGGTAAGCTTTAGCAAGCAAAGGGTAAGTCGTTTTATTAAATGCCTGACCGTTGCAGATTAAATATCCGGTAGGGGCCGTGGCTTGAGGCCAAGGGATAGGTGCTCCCACAGGGCAATCACTTAATTCAGATGATGAACCTGAAACTTTTAAATTTCCGTTGTGGTCTTTTGTTGTGTTTTTGTCAGTAAAGGCTTTCCATGCAACCGGATGAAATTGACTTTTATTATCACCATTCTTGTATGCCGTCCTACCGCATATACCTACATTTGTTACTAGCAACTGCGCCTGTGCGCTAGCTCCAGTTGGATCTTGCCATCCTCTGGCAGTTATGAGAGCACCATAATCATAAACAGAAGAGCCAATCCCATAATCTTTAAATGTTGTAATTCCAGCAGTAACACCGACAGGGAAATCATCGGCGATATTAACATTTGCGCCCCCCTTACCTACCCTCGCCTCCATCCTGCCACACTTCATAAAGCCGTGATAATTACTCCAGCCCTTTGGAACGTATCCATCACTGTCAAGCATCATATTGCCGGATTTTTTAGGTATATAAATCGAATTAATTAATTTACCAGACTTGTCTTTATAATGAAGAATTCCGAAGCTTGCGTATGATTCAGGTAGGGTCTCAAGCGTTAATCGATAACCGTCGGCCCTCTCAAAATTCGCACCAGCATAGTCACCTTCAGATACAACTCTCAGCGCACCCGTCGCCACCGGCATGAAGCTATTTAGCTTTCCATTTAACCCATTTTTTAGCGCCGTATTTGTCGCATAATCTCCCGCTGGGGCATAATTCCCCTTTGGTTGATACTTAGTATCAGACTCTGATTTTGAATAACTGTAGCCTGACGGGAGGTAATTACCTTTAGGTTGGAATCGAGTATCCGATTCAACTTTAGTGTAGCTTTCCCCTTTTAGTGCATAATTACCTTTAAGTTGAAATTTAGTGTCCGTATCTGTTTTAGTGTAATAGTTACCCAACCCCAAAAACACACCCAGCGTAGACCATGCAGCTTGCGATTTATCCGGTTGCTCCCCTTTCGTTTCTTTATTGGAAACATAGATAACCCCATTCCACTGAACGATGGCCGTTTTTGGGTAAGATAGCGTCGCATCCCACTCAGCGACGCCACGCTGCGTCAAATACATCAACCACTCATCAACACGCTTACCTATGGCGTTAAACCATTCCAATGGCGGCTTACCAGCAGTTCTGTCTAAAGTAATCCCCCACCCACGCAATACATCTGGGAATGTTTCAATTTCCCCCGTTTTCGCATCTTGCGCGAATATTTTTAAGTCTGGCTTTTTAATGACTGACATTCATTAACCTCGTGAATTTTCCATCGTTAAAACCAAATGCCGATTGATCCTCCGCCCAACCAAATGGGTGTGCATCGGTAATAACGAGATATTGATAATTAACACCTATAGGCCTCGATAAAATATCGAGATCTTTGATGGCATGGAACCGAAACGGTGTTAAATAATTGGCAGGGATAACCACATTCATCGACATATCATAATTGTCGATAATAAAGGCTTGCTCCCCCAATAAGTGACGTAAGGAATAGGTAATATTGGCGATATCGGGTTTTGGGTAATTTTTAATGATCTTGGCTTTGATAAAAAAGCGGTAATCATCATCACCCAATACCGATGATCCTTTGAGTGAATCACCATAACGATAAAAGGCCCCAATATTGAAGCCTAGCGCGCCTTCAATCCCCCGAAAGCCAAAATAGTCTTTCGGCACCAATGATTTCATGACCCGATGAATACCGACATGTTTGCCGATTAAATCGAGTCCATACCCCGTAGCAGTGTCGATATTTAAAATGGTCGATAACGTAATGACCGATTCAAAGAGTTGTTTTGTTTCAGAAAGCAAAAGCCCGACGGTTTGTCGGGCTTTAGGTTTTCCTCGGTACTGCCAAATCAAAAAGTCTTCGCGTGGTTTACTCAATCAGCACCTCCACATCTTCTGGCCTGATTTGTGCGCATTGGCGAACCCCTATTGAAACAGCATCGCGCCCATTTACGGTAATTGATTTAATGTAAAAGCCTTGTACTGCATTTACTTGGCAAGTTAAACGCATCGCATAAACCGATTCACCAATATCAAATTCAGTGGCGGCTAACGCGGCTTTAATGGCATCGGTATCGATATCATGGAAGCCCCCCACTCGTTCAAGTAGTAATTTGACTTTAACATTCACCAAAGCGGCGCGATCAAAATAGACGGTTCGCGGTGCGCCAGCATACGTTTGTGTATTACTGATACGCCCAAATACCCCACACCCGCCCACTTTCTTACTTAAAATCGTTCGCCCAATATCATTATCATGGCCACCAATAACAACGGCATTTAATGTGTGCGGTGGAATGCCTTTTTCATCCGTTTGATTGGTGTAGTTTTCGTAGACCTTAGCTTGTTTTACATCCGGTAAATCAAGCAGAGCGCCTTCTAATCCTTGATAATCATCATGATTATTGATGGCATGCGAACGCATAAAGCGTAATAACAAATTGCCATCCGTTTCCTCAAAAGCGCCCTCTTTTGCCGCTTTTGTGGTTGTGATGCTATCAACCCCAATGGTCACCGTGTCCATGGTTAAGGGGCGATTTGCTGGCAACGAAAAAGCGCCAAGCTCCTGACTTCGTAGATCCACTCTTGCGGAGCCGTTACTCCCTAACGTGACATCCGCCAATGTGACCCACTTGGTGCGATTATCATCAGACAATAAGCTTCCTTTATGTACGGTAACGCCCTGTTTACCTGTGATCACCACCTCATTGAGATAACTGTAATCGGCCCCTCGGCGAACAATGCCGGCATACATTGCGCGTTGTTCTAGCCATGACCCAATGGCCTTATAGGGGTCAAGCATCTGCGCTATCAGGGCAATTGCTTGATTAATATTATCTATCTCTTGAGAAAATAAACCGATCATTTGGCCGTCAGGACTATCGGCATCGAGATTAATATCATCCCCATAAATGCGTTTAAATCCTTCCGTTAAGCGTTGGTGAACGTCAGTCAGCTTATCAATCACTATGCCCGTTTCAGTAATTTGGAGCATCTGTCATTACCTCTTTTTTATGGCCGTAAATATCAATATAAGTGACTGATATCGCCATCAACCTTGTATCAGGATTGAGTTGAATATCAAATTCGGTAATTTGCTCAACCCCTTGCGTATTTAATACACTCGCTTTTATTTCAGCCTCCATCGCTATCAAATTAGGGTTTTTGCGTAAATAATCGAACCATTTAATGCCATGTTCGCGATTAAGAAACCAATCCTGTTTCAATGACAATAGGCGAGTTAGCACCGATTGTGCGATAGCTTCCGAGCGAATGTTGTAATCTGCTCTCCCTCGCCCAAAACACCAATCATGGTTATCATCAAGCCGACGTACTTTCATTAGTTAGGACCTCCTGTATTGCCTCCTCCCGTTTGCACTCCGCTGTGCGTGTGGGTATCGCCAATATTTTTGCCATTATGTTTAAGTGTGCCGCCGGATGATTCACTATTACCATTCACTGAATGGTTACCTTTAATCAACGCATTACCTGTTAACTGATAATTACCTTGGTGTTCAATATCGCCTTTAATCATGATCTTTCCCGACTGCATACGAATAAACGTCGAGCCATCATCCGTTTGTAGCGATAGTGAATCACTCGAATAATTAGGAATTTTATTGGGTTGACTACTACCTTGAGGTAAAAAGAAGGCATCGGATAGGTCATGAAAACGGTGATCAAGCGGTTGCGACTGTTTACCGGAAACATACCAGCCGTCAATGCAACGCTCGGCAAAAATCACCAGCCCCTCATCCACCTCACGTACAGGCACTGTGACACAGAAACCACCTCCCCGATAAAATCCAACCGGAACATCAACTAACGGCGGCAACGCAATCACTTTTCCCTCTTTAGTGACATGGCTGATCATTAATTCAACCGTCGCACTATGCCCATTGCAAGACAGTAATTTACCAGGCAACGCAGTATGAATATCGTAGCGCTGGTTCTGAGCGTGTTGATTCATCACATCAAGAAGTGTTGGCTGTTTCATTGTTTCACCTTATCAAACGTACCATCAACACAAACGAGCCTGCTATACCAATCCCTCTCCATAAAATCGCCCGTATGACTTAGCTCCGTAATTTTATAGTCACCATTAAATTCAGATGTAATGGATTGAAGCCGAATGAGGGCACCAATTTTTAATGTAGGATGACATAAACAGGTTATCGTCAAGCCATCTTCACTTTTTTCGGGTTTACCAATTAGCCCCGTTTCTTGCGATAAAACAAAACTTTCGTTATCCGTTATCACCTTTTGTTTTGGCAATAACATGAGTTGCCCATCCTGAATAGACCAATCTGACTGGTTATTTTTCGCGATTTTATGCAGTAATTCCCTTGCATCACCAAACATCACTTTTGCACGCGGAAGTTGACGATCATTTGGCAACTCTATAACACCAATATCAATATCCATCGCCTGCGCATTTTCTGTTAAAATATCACGATCGCGATTACCCGAAGATAATGTTTTATTAACTAATGTACAGGTATAAGCCTTAAACCCATCGCCACAAATTAATTCACAAATAATATCTTCCGCACTTTCAGTTACCTTAATCTCAATAATATCCCCTGCATAAATTAGTTGCAGCTCTTCATAACCAACCGAAAGTGCTGCCCGATTAAATACCTTGCTGGTTAATAAGTTTCGATGTGACGCATTAAGGTTGTAAATACGGATAACAGCAGGGTTAGGCTCTGGTGTTAATGTTTTTTTGATATCAAACGTGACGCGTAATTGTGTTATTTCGAAAGATTCATCATCATTACCAATAACAAGCTTAAGTTGTCTGCCTAATTGTTTCATACCAAAATCCTTTATCAACAATATAGAGCAAAAGCCTTTCACCTAATTCACTTTGTGATATTGAATTAATACCAAAACGTGATTTATCACTTAACGTCAAAATAAAGGGGAGATTTTTCTCTATTAATGAAGGAGCATTAACAGCTAATCCTTGCATTTGTGTAATAACTTTATTCTCATTGGTGTCGAATAAATCAAACTGCCAATTTTTTGAAATTTTGTTGTAGTACAAAGTTAACTTTAAGGCCTTACCAAATAAGGTAAATAATTGCTCTTGGATCGGCTCGTTAGATACGGGTATTTCATAAATCATGAACGTCCCCCTAATGCTTCACGGAAAGTATGGGCAGATTTGGCCTCAGGCTGAGTTCTTCCCATATTACTTTTTTGAGGTTGTTGTTTTAAATCAGGGTGTAATCCTTTTGCCGTCTGACTCTCGACAATAAACACTTCCTCTAAATTTAAACTAAATTCAACCGCCCCAGGCTTATCCTGTGTCGCGCCAATACTGGTTAACATCATATTCTTGTACAAACGAAGCCCTGTTTGTACATCAATCGGCTCCCCCATTTTTTGTATTGCCAATAATGATTCATAAGCACGACCAGCACGATCTAATGTCTGCGAACTATCAGCAAAAGGTTTCAATACATCCGGATACCAAGGTGCAATCACCTTCTGCACTTTATTGGCTAACACCCGTCCTATCGTTATATATTGCCCCAGCATCGCTTCCGCTTGCCGTATTGATGACGATATTTCTAACGGCAGAGGGTATTCCCCCATAGCCTCGGTATCGAACCCTAAAAAATCATTAAAATATTTCGCAGGTTCATAGCCCACTACCGTTCCCGTAATACTCAGTGATTTCGGCTCAAGAAATGCGTGATCAGCAATATCAGCCCCCGATTCAACGGGGTTTTTTGTGATCCTTAATGCAGAGGTATGAGTCTCGCGGATCGTACAATCAAGTTCAAACTGACCAATCGTTCTTGTAATAACAGACGCTCGACCAGTAAATATTCCGCTTGTAATATCCATAATCTATTGCCTAAATAAAAAAGGCCACATTAAGTGACCTTATCAGTTGAATTGAACCCAACTCATTCTTTAAAACGGCGGGTTAATCAGCATTCGCACTCTTTAAGGAATGGTATGCAATCTCATTAACATATTGATTGATCCCCTCTACCGCCAATACACCCGCTTGTCGGCTATCCATGGTATGAATATCTTGTTTCACATTAACATCCCCTTGGTTAACAACAATGCTCTTATGATTGCTAGTTGTGACATTAGATAAATTGGGATCAGCTAGGTTTTGCTTAATTAAGCCGCCAGCAAGATTTGAGATTTGTACTAATTTTTTTTCACTTTGATATTTATCGTCAATAATACCCAGTGCTTTTAATATTGAAATAATACCCGATGTCAACTCATCAAGCTTTTGGTTTACCCAATTAAATGCCAACTCGAAAGGCTTTTTAATTAATTCAGTCACCCCATTAAACGTATTCGCAAGATCATGAATAAACTTGCCAATATCGGTATCACTGAGATCAAAAAGATTTCTAATAAATTCCCATCCCGCTTTAAATGGTGCGGTTAAGAACTCCTGAATTGCGGCAAATGCTAAATTAAGTTTTTCCGTCCATGACGTTGAATCGTCGGTGAATATTTCATATAACGATTGTATCAAATCAAACGCTGACTGAAATGGCGCCAATAGGTAATCGATAATCGCAAAAAATACTGTACTTAAACCATCAATAAAGGTTTTTGCAACACTCAATACCCATTCAAAAGCCATTTTCGCTGCATTTTTAATGACATCCCAAGCCTGAATAACCCCTTGGATAAGCACTTGCCATAATGCTAAAAATGCCGTGGCAAAACCATGAAAGTAGTGTTCAAATCCTGCCCAAATCTCCTTCAATCCCTCGGTCATGCCCTCCCATGCTTCCCCCATCATCGCCGTATTACCACTGAATAAGCCAAAGAGTAGCTTTAAGGCATTACCTATATATTTAAAGAAGCCACGGAAAATCATCACAGCACTATCGATAGTGAGCGCCCATGCTTGAGCAATGCCATCGAAAATCAGTTTATTTTCAGCATAAAAAGTATTCCACCAAGCTAATACTGACTGTATCCATTCAATGGCTGGCGCCCAAAACTCACTAAATTGTGACTCACCACCGTCTAGATAAGCTATGAGATCCCCGAGCAGCACCATCAGTCCAGCCACCGCAGCCGCAACCCACATGACAGGGTTCGCGGCAAAGGCTATTAAAGCGGCTTTTTTAAAGGCCGCTAACACTGCTATAACGCCAATGATTGCAGCTTTCCAACCTATGGTTTTTTCGACTAAGAGATTAATGGCACGACCCGCATTCCCTATCGCTTGTATGCCTTTACTCCCCCACACGACCAGCTGAGTTAATCCCTCTGATATCAGTGCCTTATTCGCATCTAGCCATTCATTAAAGCGATTAATCACCTCCGTTAAGTTAGGGAGTAGCCCTAGTACGAGTTTCGTTTTTATTGACTCTATTGATAAGCTAGTTTTCTTCGTGACTGATTGATATTCATCAGCTTGCTGTAATTCTTTCTCAGAAATGGTAAATAACACACTTTTTTCCTGAGAGAGCTCTCTCGCCCCTGCTACCGCGCCACCAATAAAGCTAAAGAATTTATTCGACATAAAATCAATAGCCGTCACGAGACCAGAAACCACTGCTTTCAAATTATCAATCGTTAAACCCGCATTACTTAATTTCTCACCTAATTGGCCAATAACTGTTGCCGTTGAAGTCGCCGCCGCGCCGAGGGCAGTGACGACACCTTTTAGTTTAACCACTTGCTCTTCATTAAGACCGATAATGGTTAGAAGTTGTTCGATTCCCATCTTCTGCCCTCTGCTGAGACAACAAACGCTCGACATAGGCCTCATGAAAATCAAGCACATCGCCGAGCGTTGCTGTCGTTCTAAGATCATGACCGGTATATTTGCCTTCCATAATGGGCAGCATTTTTAACCAATCTACATCTGTTATGCCGTCAGATTGACCAAACTGGGCATATTTACCTTGGATGCGACTCCATCGGGCAAAAAATCAGCAAAATGAAAAACTAGGCCATTAACAATAAGTGGATAATAATGGGAACGATAAGTATTAAAATGGGTATTAAACACATCCACTTTATCAAGCTGAATAACATTGCCATCGGCATCTTTTGCTATCACCCATTTTAAGATGAATTTTTCGACACCTTGCATTTCTGTGGAGCCAATATTGGCAAGTACGCCCCCCACATCGATATCAACCTGTTCACCATTCATTGCAATGCAACCTTTTAGCATCCCCAATAGCTTCATGGCATGGGTTTTCGCTTCGATAAAGTTGCTATGACGATGCTCATAAGTGATGTTATCTTTTTCCATCAGTTAAAGGCTCCTTTACCCAATTTAGTGATCACACGCTCAAATTGGATCACCCATGACTGCGCATTATGGCCAGCCCCACGAGTTTGCGTCGGCGGTGTTGTGAAAAAGCCAACATGCCCCACAATCTCATCACCGTTCCACGTATCCTTGATATACAATTCAAGCGGCGCGGGAGCAGATTGGCTGCTGAGCATTTGATTACGTAGATTCGATAAAAAATGATTATCTGCAGAGTGTTGCAGTAACTTCAGTGTTAATATTCCCGACTGGTTACCACTAAAAACATAAACCCCACGCCCATTAGCGCCGAACGTCCAAGCGCCATCATCGCCTACAGGAGCAATTGATAGCGCATCTGCAGATTCATCAAAGGCTGTGATTTCATAACCATTGATACTAACCATAAGACTTTTGTGATTATAAACAGACATAGTGACCTCTTAGCGGTTGAATTGAATTAATAAATCTGCTGAATGACCCGCTCCCGCGAGCTTGATTGCACACATAATCGGCATCATTTTGCGTGCTTCTCGATCCGCTTGTGACTGAACATCAAAGCTATCCGAGTAAAAATAGAAACCTTCATCTAAGCGGTCACCAAAAGTCACCTCGCCAATATCACTGCCACGCCAGATCCCCCCTGCTAAGAAGCCATTGCGTTTAAATTCGTTGCCAATGACAATCAAGGAGCCAATTAGCATCGCTTGGCCTTTATCGGTTTGAGGAATTTTTGTAGGGCTTGCTTGTAAAGTCGTGAAGGCTTGTTTTTGGCACGCATCGATAAACGCATCCAGCCCCATCACTTCATCAATAAATGTGCCGCCGAGCATCGTGCCTTCAGCTAACATATTGATACCGTCATAATCGGTATAAAAATTGATCCCCAAACGACGGCATTTTTGTGCCGCATCTTGAGTCACGCGATCGTCAGAGCGTACCGACGTTTGTTGCTTAAATTTGACAGTTTTTGCGGTGTTCTGTCCTTGCCAAACCGTTGAAACAGCAATCGCCAACAACTCAGCACCGGCATGGTTATCTCCCGTTTTGTTGAATTGCACCATCAACCGACCACTGTTTTTATCAAACAGCTTTTTCAGTATGTTACTGTTGTTCCACTCAATCTGCTCATCACGCGTCGCGGTATAGGCCATAACTTTTAAGTCAGCCGCGGTCACCCATGCATGAGCATCATCAAGCTGTTCATCGGTGAGAGAGTCTGCGAAATAGACGCCATACCAGTTTTGATAGACATTTTGTAGTTTATGCAAGGCTTCGGAAGGTAGCTCAGCATTAACAGTTTGTGCGGCGGCTCCCACCGTTAGCGTAGCTTGGCATTCTTCCAATTTGAGTAAATTACCCACATAAGTACCGCTAGTGGATGGCTTCACATAACCGAAACGCGTTTTTGCATCTACTCCTGCCGTTTTCGATTGAATGATCATGCGCTTACCGATGGCATCCCACACCGCTTGTACGTTGGCATCACTAGGTAGCTTTTGATTAATAACTTCTGCAATGTCTGAAAAATCAATAGCTTTACTAAAGTCGAGGGCCGACAGTAAAATATCAGAGCCCGCAAGGTTCAAAGTCATTGCACCATCAGTAATCGCCTTTAATACATTCAGTCCAACAGAAATCGTTGAGCCTTTTAGCGCATTCGCGGTTGCGGCAATTGTCTGTTTCTCTTTCGCAAAACGCGCGATCATCGCACGCTTCAATTTAGGGCGCGCAGAAAACAGTGCTTGTGCTGCTTTATAGGTTGCCGATTTTGTACCAAATAAATTAGCAACATCTTGTTCATTAGAAACAAATACATAACGCGAAGATGCATCAACAAACGCATTGCCCATTTCAGACGTAAAAATCGCAATCATACTTAGATCACGACGTTGTACGGCTGCCGCTTGGGGTAAAATTTGTGCATTAATGATCTCTTTAATAGATAAACTCATAATGGTTCCTTTAGCGTGGTTATAACGACCGATTCACCATAAGTCAGTGATGATTCGATACGATGAATATGTGATAGTGTTAAATTGAGCTGTGCTCTTTGTTGCTTTCCTTCAGGCTCCTCCTCGGGGAAATATTGAATTTCTGATCCGTGAACTAATCCCGCCCCCATGGCTTTAAGTTGTTGCAAAGCAAGGTATGTGTGCATTTGCGCGGCTAAATCTTCAATCAATAAGAATGCCTGCTTACCTTGTGCGGTAATCGAAACCGTGGTTTCCCGTGTCGTCGTCACCACTTCTCTACTGTTTTCTGCTTCGAATTTAACTTCCGTACCGATAGAATGAGATACCAATGGCGTGACAGTGATAAAGTCATCCCATTTCGATACATCGGTATAAACACTGCCATCAAGAACGCGTTCTTCCGGTAGTCGTGTGAGCAGCACGATAATTTGGCGCAATTTATCTAGGTTGAGCCGTGAAAGCGTTGTTGTTTCCATGTGAATTCCCAATAATTAGGCATAGACAATCTTCCGCGCTATCGGTGATAGTCGGTTGTTTTATCTGCTATTCAATTAGTTAAAGATGTAATAAACGCTTACTTGAAAAAGAGGGCATGGCGTTGTTGTTCAATCACTCTGATGGCTTGCTTATCTAAATTACATTGTTCGATAATAGTTAATAATGTTTCATTCAGTAGAAGCGAATCACCCCAAGTTAATTCGAGAGGAATAATCGGAGGTAAACAATCATCGAGTAAATAAGCTGGGATCGCCATTTGCGGCTGTGGAACGTATTCTTTCTGAATGTTTGTGCAACTGGACAGTAGCATCACTAGGCACACGATGAGTGGCACAAATAGTGTCAGAAAGCCTCTTTTTAATAACTTCTTTGGTTTGTTCAGAACTAAGATCCACCTCATTTCGTTGGTTAAGATGATTTTTGGTAATTTTATTGAGTTGTGCTGAAAATTTTAAATACCCATTAAATAAAGCCTGTTGCGCTGCCATTTGATGATTCAGTGACATATATTGGCGATTTAACTTGTCATAATCACGCATTACCCACCACAACCAAAAAGCCAGGATCAGGCTGGTCGCCGTAAATACCTTGGTTAGCGATGTCATAGAGGATAAGCGCGGTATGACAATTGAAAATGTGGTCCGTCTTTAAAATTAACCCAGTCACCTCCCCATTCAATTTCCACGTTTAATTCCGCCGCGGCCTTTTTCATTGCTCGAGCAACCAGCTCGAACTTAGACCAATCATTCCATGGAATTTGACGGTGAATTAATGGAGCGCAGTCGACGGCATGCCCTGTTAGGTGCCGACTATTCATCGTTTGACTTTGTCCATTAGCCACTAATTGCCGTTGGCGAGCTTCATTGCGTTTTCCTTCAATAACCATGAAATCAACACGGCTCAATTTGATCGCTCGGCGCACCACTTTGACTAAATCAGGATGCACACCCCGTAAGTTTTGTTCACTACGCTGGCTAAGAAAAAATTGATTCATCATTAAACTCCAAATCGATTTTTAATAAATTGGATGATCATCTCAAAGATGCCATAGAGTTTTTTTGTTCCTAAAAAACCGATCACAACACCACAAAATTCGGCTAATAAGCTCCAAGACTCGGTATTGCCATTTTGTGCTAACCACCATTCAATAAACCGGATTGTGCCCACACTCAGCAAACCACACATCAACGCTTCCAATAAAGATTGTTTCCAAAGCATCCCTTCGCGTCGTTCACGAATATAGGCAATCGTTGTTGCAATAGAAAATCCGCCAATAAGCGGAAGATAATATTGTAGCCAACGCAAAATTGGCTCCCACCATTCATATTTGTCAGGCATAAATCTATTCACTTTATATAAGTGTTCTAATAAAAGTTTCTTTTACCATGATAACTTTATTGAACCATACTGAATAATTAATAAGCATTATTTTAAATAAAAGGCATATAACAAAGAGATAAAGTTTTCATTCAGTAAAATACTCTTTTCATAAACATAGTTTCATTAATCAGTAAAAAATATTAGTCCTATTCATTAAGGATTCATTCATAATTGACCTGATTGAAAACGCTCAGTATTAACAGATTAATTCCTTTTTTGCGCGCGCACAAATTTTATTACTTAGGCTTTCTAGCTATTCTATTTTCTAACCTTTTACGTTGATGAACAGCTTATGTGAAATAAAAAAAACCTCTAAAGCGAGACTGTTTGTTATTGGAAATTTTCAGTATTAGCAGATTAACCCTTTTTTTGCGCGCGCACAAATTTTATTACTAAGGCTTTCTAGCTACCCTATTTTCTAACCTTTTACGTTGATGAATAGCTTATTTGAAATAAAAAAAGCCTCTAAAGCGAGACTGTTTGTTATTGGAAATTTTTAGTATTAGCAGATTAACTCCTTTTTTGCGCGCGCACAAATTTTATTACTAAGGCTTTCTAGCTATTCTATTTTCTAACCTTTTACGTTGATGAACAGCTTATGTGAAATAAAAAAAGCCTCTAAAGCGAGACTGTTTGTTATTAGAAATTTTTAGTATTAGCAGATTAACTCCTTTTTTGCGCGCGCACAAATTTTATTACTAAGGCTTTCTAGCTACCCTATTTTATAACCTTTTACGTTGATGAATAGCTTATTTAAAATAAAAAAAAGCCTCTAAAGAGAGGCTGTTTGTTATTGGAAATTTTCAGTATTAGCAGATTAACTCCTTTTTTGCGCGCGCACAAATTTTATCATTAAGACCTTCTAGCTGTCCTATTCTCTAACCTTTTACGTTGATGAATAGCTTATTTAAAATAAAAAAAAGCCTCTAAAGAGAGGCCTATCATTTGTCAAAACGTTCAATTATAATATGTTAATATATGTTTTGCGCGCGCACTCGTCGTTCTGATTTTATTACTGGCTGAGCGCATAAAATATCAATATCTAACTGAATATTTAATGTTTCTAAACAGCCTAAAATAAAACTTTCGGCAACTTGTATTCTCTCACGTATTTCCCCTTCCCGTACTTTATATTTCCGACCAATAGCCCGCTTTGAATAACCTTTAACATAATAGTCCTCAATATAACTACGTTCACGCTCCATACCAACAACCCCAAGTTTGGCAACACATAAATCGATAACCAAACCATCTTCATCACTACACATTGGCCTACTCTTGCTTGTTGATGTTACCAAATCACGAAAACCAGCGGAGACAGATGACCAACCTATCGCACCACAATGATCGCCATATGACCAACCACCCCAATATGTAAGAATTTGTTGTATGTTTCTATTCATCATTTGCAACCTACCTTTCCTACACTGTTTTTAACTAATAACACAACTCATACTGCACCTTAAGCTCAGCTTTAGACGCTTTTATATTCAACTCACTAATAACAATATAAGTAGTATTAAAATACCAATATTTTTGTTTGTCAATTACAATAAAAATTGTATTATATCTAATAACAATAATTTTTATTCTTTATAAGAGGTTAACCTCATGTCACTAGCAAGCAGGATCCGGCAACGCCGGCAAGAACTAAACTTAACCCAGACTGAGTTAGCAGAAAAAGCGGGGATCAGTCAGCAATCAATCGAATCCATTGAAAATGGTAGAACCAAAAAACCAAGAAATATTATAGAGATAGCAAAAGCTCTTCAATCTCATCCTGAATGGCTACTCAACGGCAAAAGCATTATGCCAATATCCGAGGTCAATAGCCGACGAATTCCACTATTAAGTTATGTTCAAGCTGGGTTATTTAAGGATGCCAACCCGATCACTGACTATGAAGGGAATTTCGAATACATCTTAGTTGATGACGATATCAGCGCGAATGCATTTGCATTACGGGTTGAAGGCGACAGCATGACACCTGAGTTTAAAGAAGGTGACATCGTAGTGATTGATACCGAGATCTGGCCTAACCCAGGTGAATTTGTGTTTGCGAAAAATGGCGGGAACCAAGGAACATTCAAAAAATATCGGCCTACCGGTATTGGTACTGGTGAGTTTGAATTAGTGCCTCTTAACCCTGATTACCCAACGTTGAACAGTCACGATTATCAAATTTCACTCATTGGTGTCATGGTTGAGCACCGCATTTACCGCCGCAAAAGATAATTCTCTAGACCCCTCTCTTAACGCGTTTTCTCTGCAAACAAGAAAACGCGTTATCAAACACAGTAATTTTCTTTCTATTAAAAACAAGCAAATAGGTTTCTCAACCGAGAAATTACTACATTCATAGTTTACATTTACTATTTATATAGTAATATAACCATCGTAATACTAATTATACTGTAATAAAGTCAGCCTTCTTCAACCTAGGAGAACAAAAATTGAACGATGCATCAATAAAGGGATAGACGACTAACATGAATTTGCAGGTGAACTGTATTGGGTCGGTAATACCAGTGTTTAGTCTTGTAATACCGACAAAATCAAAGTTCAGTGAAAACATCTTGTTCACTTAATCATTTGAGGTTTTATGATGGATTTAGAACATATTATTAAAGAAAACACACAGGTAATGCGCCAATTAATTGCCATTTTACAGTCTAAGAGAGGCTGTTTTAACAACGATGATATTGAAAATAATGCACATCAATCTTTTGTTTACTCTCACACAGGTGCAACAGACTCACCTATAGAAAAAGATATTGATATTAATAGCCTTACATTAAAACAAATTATTGCATTATGTGTAATATATAAAGGCAATTTTGAGCAACTCACAGGATCACATATTAAGAAAATCAATCAAATATTAGATTTAAATACTACAGAGCAGCATAGGCAAATCGAAGCTTTACATATGACACTGGTAAATTTAGAACAAGTTACAAAATTGCCGAATATTGCTATTCATAATTTATGTATAGAAATTTTAGCAAATGGGGATAACTTACATGGCATTGCTGAACGTTGTGAATTTGTCCTATCCCTTATCAGTTCTAAACACGTAATTGAAGATAAAACAATTCATGTTGACCCTAATATTCTATTTTCACAAGCAGAGAGCCTTATACTGCAATTAGCTAAAAATGGATATCGAAATGAAGCAGTGGAAATTCTTAATCAATTTAAAGCAAAAAAACTAAATCAAGTCGCCATAGAACATTTACCTGAGGTCATCAAAATAGCAAAAGGTATATTAAAAAATTAACCCTCTGCATTTTATCTCGTCGCAAAGATTTATTTTAATATTTAGGAGTTTTTATGGTGAATCAAAATAATGATAGTCCGCTCTACCTTAAAGTCGCTCGTGATGCGATACGTCTCGAAAGATCAGGTAAATACTTTGAAGCGTCCAAAGCATGGTCACAAGCTAATCGATTATCGCGTGTTTATCGTAACCAAATATGGTGTGAGCGCCGTGCTGATTTTTGTTATATGCAAATTCAAAGAGAAAAATATAAACTAATGGCTGACGATGAGTCTACAGAAAATTCTCTGATATGA